TTTGCCACCAGGCGCGCCGGCGCGGATCTCTTTTTTCATCACACGCCGCAGCCGAAACCCTTCGACTTTGACGGCGGTTTGCATCGCCTTTACCTGTCGCTTGCCCTCAACCTTGAGATCCCGCTGAAGCTTTTTTACCCCCCGGACGGTCATTTTCAGCATGTGCCGCCTCCAGTTCGTGCCGCTCCAGCACCTTGATCTTGCTCCACATCGCCGCCGTCATCACAATTCCCATGTCCCAGGCCCACTGCCTGACCTCCGCATAATCCAGACCGATAACACCCATACCCCCGGCCCTCCACTGGGTTTGTACGGCCAGCCATAGCTCTATGGCCTCGATGTTTTCCGGGATCAGTTGCGGCGGATGGCCGTAATCGCAGGTGTCGCACGGCGGGATCACTCCTTGCTGGCGTTTGGATTCTCGGCAGTCTCGGCAGTAGTCGATTCGCCGTCTGTCTGAGCGCCAAGCCCAGACGTCGGTGAGTTTTTTTCCTCTCCCGGGTTACCCCATGTCTCTGATATAACCGCCCGAAAGAGAACATGCAGATCATCGTTACCAAGATCATCAAGGACGGCATCGGGAAACTGGCACCCCAGGCAGTAATCTAAGACCCCGTCGAAATTATCCGGCGTAATGGCAACACCGACATATTTTAACCCGTAGTCATTACCGGCATTGATCTCCCGGCGGGTCAGCGCACGCACCTGGACCTCACCGCTGCTGATTGTTATTTTACGCATGCGCATCACCATTGGTCACCCTGGCCACGATAGCAGACGCCTCGGATCCGTTGACGTAAAACCCCTGAAATGACAGCGCTGCTTTAATCCCCTGCGGCCCGTCCACACTCGGCGCAGTGACCGCATATTCGAGCTCCTGGATCTCCAGCTCAAAAATATAGGTGCCGTCGGTGATAGTCAAAATAAGACTCGATTCAGTACTGTTGATCGCCTTATTAAGAAGGATAATATCCTCAAACAAGGTAGTCAGCGTACCTGTTACACCAACAATACCCTCTGGTATGTCACCCCGCACACCACCGCCGCCGATTACAAACGTGTCCAAGTCCAAACCCATGTCTATACTGAGGGACAAATTGGTGCCGTTCGACAGGCTGGATCCGCCTTCAGTTAGCGCCGCCTGAAAATTGCTCACACGATCGATATCTATAGCCGCAATGGATGTTATAAAACAGGTAGATGTATCGATAGCATAGTTAGACCCAACGATACTGATCGTAGCCACAAGCTCACCGTCGCCACCCACATCGATTGAGAAGTTACTAACCTTGCACCCCAGATATTGAAAAAACTCTGGGGTGTCCAGATCTCCGAATTGCTCCTCGATGGTGATGGACGGCTGGGCAGTCGGCACTTTGTACTCATGGACATACGGGCCAGAACCGGTAGTAACCGGATCGTCGAACATGACCTTAAACCAGTACCAGAATGCCGCCGAATCAACCGGCACCACGATGCTCCCGCTCACATCTTTGTTGCCACGAAACGGCTGCGCCGGGTTCCGGGTGCCCCGCAGGGTCTGGGCCACATTGATCGTTTGCGTCGGCTTGATATCGATACTGTTCACCGGCAGCTGAAACCCAATCCAAGCAGCCGTGCCGAACGTGGTTTCAAACCCGATGACCACATCCACATTAGCGCCGCGTTGCTGTGTCATGGTTTATCTCCTATTCCATCGGGTTCATGCCGATGGTAAGTGGTTGAGAAAAAGAAAAGCCCATGTCTCCATGAACCTCGGACCCGGCGGCATTTACGTCGGCGTTCTCCTCGAAATCGTCAAGGGTCACACCATCCGGCAGCGATGCCACCACCGCCAGCCGCACCAGACGCAAGCCATCCAGTATCCGCTCAACGCCGATCGGCTCGGTCAGGTTATCCGGATTCCCGGTTTTTAACCCGGATACAGACAACCCCATCCACGCCCCGCAGGCGTAATTGATGGTGCGCCTGTTCTGGCTGCAGTTGCGCGTCGGTTCGCCGAACAGGACAAACGGGACATCATCGTCCATATCCGGGAAGTCATCCGAAGGCATGCCGGCAAAGACTGTAACCGATGTGCCGAACTGGGCAACGGCCCAGGCGGCCAGGTCCGTATCTTGAGCCACACCGGTCACGATAGTTTTATAAAAATCGTATAGGTCCATGGGAGCCGTTATGTGACAATGGTATCGGTGAACAGAAACCCGGCATCGGCGCAGGTCACTTTTTCATCGAAGTTCTCGGATCCTTCAACCATCCAGGCTTTTTTCCCATCGTCCCACCATCGCCGCACGGTGCGATACACGTCACTATCGACGATCTCGCTCTGCTGGCCCATATCGCCAGTCCATTCGAAGATATAGCCGGCGTTGGGCTGGTTGATGGCCGGGGTCGGCGTGCGGTAAAACAGTAAAGCACTGCCCTTTGTGGCGTTGGTTTCCCACATATCCACGGCGGTAAACTCGGCGCCGGCCACGGTTTCCTCAGCGCTGGAGTAAATCGCACTACCGATCAGCACCTCATCCAAACCGAACATCTGGGCGATCAGATTGGTGGTCACGCTTGCAGGTTCACCGGCGCCCATGGAATATTTAATGCGCTCCAACACCGAGTATTCCTGGATGATGTTGTCCCAGGTTTTGTCATCTACAACCATAATATTGGGGTTAACGCCGATCAGCTTACGCACGGTGCGTTTGGCAGCGAACATATCAGCGATGAAAGTGTTGCCGCTTCCATCAGCTGTGGCCAACCACCCGGCCGCTGCATCTTCGGAGGATGTCCAGTTAGCCGCCGTACAACACAGGGTGGACACCATATACTCCTTGCGCAGCTGGATCTGCCGCACCAAATATTCAACGGCTGTGCGCAGAGGGGTAAGCGGATCATCGGCGTTATTGATCAGCTCGATCGGCACCGGATGAGCCAGTGCGTACTCGATCGCCGAATAATTACCGCTGGTCAGTTTGTAACCGGACTGACGGGCATCGGCACCGGCACCACGAACATCGGCATCCATACGGAACCAGTCGCCTTTGAGAAATTTAAAAAATTTGTCGGACTTTTTTTTCACCTGGATGTGCGGGAAAACCCGATCAGCGATAAACATGGGCGCGTTGTACCCAATTGCAATGCTGGTCAGTGCTGCATCGATGTGTGCGCTTTTAGGGGTCGGATTCATAATATTTTCTCCTTGTTATCGTATTTACTGATCAGCCGAACAAACTTATGCCGGCACGCTGGTCTCGTTGATACACAGAATCACCCCACCGACATCGTCCTCGGCACCGGTTGCCTCGATACACATGCCACGGGCGATGTCGCCCTCGGTGTCTGCAGCATCGCCCTTGCCGTTATCGGTAGCCCCGACATACTCGGCTTTAACCAGTACGCCGTTAGCAACGGCATCGTTCATCACCAGCTTGGACGTACCAACCACCCGGATCACCGCCACCTCGCCTTCTACCGGATCATTTTGCAGAATACCAATCGGAGGCTCGGCCCCGCTGTCCAACAAATCAGCGGTACCGTCGGCAGCCTGATGCACGAATCTATACTGATGGCTGGAAAGATCCTCAGACGCCAGCAAGGAAATATCGATTCCGGAATATTGAATTGCCATGATTTTCACCTCATGTTGTTTTTGGTTAAAACAGACCAGACCGTTGGCCTGGCATTATCGACTAAATGGAGTAAAGTTCCCGGTATTTGCCGGCCAAAACCCTGTCATTCTGTATCACCTGTTTGCTGGCTACGGCATAGGACAACCCTTTGTCCCTGACCAGTTGCTTGGCCCGCATGTCAACGATCTTGTCCGCACTTAGGCCAGCCTCCGGGTCGCCTTCATCACCGTCATGGCCCTGCCCCTGTGGCATGGTGGCACCGTTGGCCATATCCTGCAGGCCTTTGGCCCTTTTTTCCTTTTCGGCCTCGAAAAATGTTTTGTAAGCGTCACCAGACAGCGTGCCGACAGAGATAGCGGTTTTGGTTTGTTCCAGGTCGGCATCGGCGTTCAAAATTTCGATCACACGACCGCGCTCCTGTTCGATCCCATCGGCTTTACCCTTGTCGTATGCTTCACCGCTGACCACTTTCACCAATTCCGGGTGATTTTCTCTCAGTTCAAAAATGTTCATAATATTTTCCTTTTTGTCTGTGTTATTGGTAAAAGATCTATAATCTTCAGCCAACGCAATAGCCGCGGTGTCTTCATCTGCCCCAAGCGTTACAAAAGAGACCTCACGCACAAATGATTCCGTCCAAATGTCAGCCGGCCCCTTGACCTTGATACCGTTGACAGTCTCGTATGCACCTGCTTCAAGAGTTAGGACTTTCTTGGCCCATACGCCGATAGACGCCTGCCAGGGATAACCCTCATCGGCCAGGGCAAGAACCTCTTTTGCGTCCTCGGTGGCCTCTGAAAAGTCACCCTCGACAAACAACTTATTATCGTCCTTGAACGCCTGGCCATGCCCAACCACCCTGTCGCGTTTATGCTCGCGCAGCACCGGCATTCGGTTTTCTGTTTTCATGCCGGCAATATCGATCACTGTGGCCCATCCCCACCGCACAATCGGTTCACCTGTTTTGGCAGAAATGATAAATGACCGCTTTTGATTGTCATCCGCGGCCATCATCTGCACCGGTGCAGTCAACACCATGGTCGCCGGATCCTCACCAAGATTAGCTGCACACTTGGCGAATGCCGTACGCTGGTCTACACCGTCGGCCACCTGCGCCTCTGTGCAACGCTTCAAATAATCCTGTTTTGCTTCATTCTTCTTCGGTTTTGGCGTCGTCATTCTCTTGTTTTCCTTTGCCGCTTGTCATCAAGTTGACACCCAACTCACCAACGCGCTCTTGTTCACGAGCCCGCTGCTCAAGCACTTCCTCCCAGTCTCGACCCTGGCCGGCCACCTCCTCGGCCAACGTGCTTAAACCGTAGTCAATAGCCTTGCGACTGGCTTCGACCTCTTTGACCGGGTCCACCCAACCCCAACCGCCGCCGATCCATGCCGCCCGGGTGTATTCATGACGATGCTCGTAAAAATCGGGCGCATCGAACACGCCGCGCAGATAAGCTTCCTCAAGTACCAAGTCCCAGATGGGCTGGCAGAAACGCCGCGAAAACCAACCGCGCCAGGTCTTGAACATGCGTCGGCCTTCCAGAAGAGACGCCCTGGCACTAGAGTAGTTGGTTTTTGAGAAATCCTTGGCAATCAGTTCGTACGGCAGGCCCAGGGACACGCCTATCAGGCGCAGAATAGTTTCGATAAATGCAGGAAAAGCATCACCCGGCCGTTTGGGATCCACCACGTTGATTGTCTCATTGACTCCCAGATAACCCACCATGCCAGGTTCAATCCCCTGTACGCGGTCTCCGGATGATTCGGTGGTGCTACCCATGCCGATGGCTGTACCCATCGGGTCGGTCTTGCTGATAAACACGGCCAAGCATGCGGCCACACGGGCGGCGACGACCTCAGCCTCCAGATAATCGGCAAGATCTTTGAAATAGGTCAGCACCGGCGCGAAAAATGGGACTCCGCGAGTCTGTCCAGGACGTTTGGTCGGATAAACATGCAGTATTTTCGGGCGACCGTTTTTATCCCTGGCAGCAATCGGGGTATGTTTGGCACTGATCAACCCGGTGATTCGATCGATCTGGCTGATATAGTAGGTTTTCGGCTCGCCGCGGGCACCAA